TTGTATATTTCTGAATTAGCTTGTCTAGTTCCACTATTTCAGAATTACTTAAATCTGCCCCCGGATCGGTTAGTTCAATGAATCTCTTCATCTCTGGTCCCCCACCCTTAAACTCTAATATCATTTCCTCTCTGATACACTCTTTGATAATTGTCTTTAGTTCTGATTTTTTCATTGTTTACTTTCCGCCCTTCTTTAGAGAGAAATCCATTGTAGATTTTGCTGTGGAAAAAACATCTTCCATCAACATCTTGTTTGCCGCACTCTCCAAGTGTTTTACGAAATCTCTGAATGGAATATTGTTTATCTTTCCAGAGGATGGCGTCGGTGCTGGCTCATCATTCATATCAATGGTGTTCAATGTGTCTATATTTATCTCAATTTCTATGAACTGCCTTTTTCCGGGTGCAACCCCCTGTAAAGCAAAGTCATAGGTAAATATGACGCTGGATGTGTCAAAGTATTCGGAATTGAAATATTTATATGCTTTTTTCTTCAAGGCTTCAATACCAGATACAAATTCCTTGGCACTCTGTTTGGCAACGGAATCAACATCTTGTGTTGCCGATTTCCTAGCAGAATTGACAGATAGTTTTGGTTTTACCCACGAAGATAGAACCAAATAAACCGCTTCTGGTCTGTTTTTGTTTTCTATTGCGTTTCCTGTCGCTTTCCAATCCTTACGCTTTAAGGATAATGGTTGGCTTGTTCCCGGTCCAAATTTACCCAATGACTTCCCCCCCGTTGTAGTGGTCCTCAACAAGATGTTTGTTCATCTCTTTCATTTCCGAAAGTAATTCATATCCATACAGTATTGAGTCTGTGTCTTCGTTTGATTTTATTCTATCTATAGCTTTTTCCAAATTCTTTTTAATGTCCTCATCGGCGGCCGGGACTATCATCGCACAATGTTCGGTCAACTGCATCAAAAGTGTTTCTCTATACTTTCTTATCTCGCCATCGTCTTTGGACTTGAGTAGGTTAAACAACCTTCTATCGCTTTCATTAAATGTTGTCTTATATTTGTCATTAAATTTCTTTATGGCAATCTTAACAACATGCTGCGGCTTCAGGAACTTTAGTTCCATGGATTCGTTCAAAACATCTTTGTCCAAAGTCTTTGTTTCCCTGAATGTGGAGATATGATCTACCACAAAGCTAAAAGACTCCACATACATTTGTGGATCGTTGATTTCGCTTGTGTGATACTTTATCAGATTTCCGATGTGTCTATTAATGTCTGTAGACTTCATCTTTGGGACGGAATATTTTGTTTCAAGTAAAGCATTGAACGATTGAATATCCGCGAACGAATATTTACCAAGTGGCTTTAACGACTCCGAAACAAACATCTGTGCGCTCTGCTTATCCTTTATGTATGCCGTATTCAGGTTATGGTAAACCATAAATTGACGTTGTAGAACTTCCTTTAACCCAACATAAGTAATAAAGTCTTTCGCAAGACCCTTAGCTTGACGATCTTTACATTCGTAAATCTTCGTTATACATTGTTTGGTTATTGAATCTACTATGGTTCCAAAATTCACTTCACATTCTCCTTATGGTTGCACCCCTAAAAAGAAATATCTCCAAATATTACATAAACACTACTTTTTGTTTGTGTTTATATCTATTTTTCCATCTTCCCTTTTGATTTTTTCATCCAAATTAGCAAGCATATGTATGGTGTTGTCATAGGAAAGACTATTGACCAACAATCGTTTGTTCTGCTTGACCGATGTCTTTCCCCTATTGTTTGTTAGTTTTCTCATTTCACCAAGGGATTTTATCAAATCGTCAAACGCCCTTGATTCAACAACTTCGCCAGTATCGGGATCAACATATTCATACCCCTCGGGCGGATCTTCTGGTAAAGCTTCACCTTGGTCATCAACAAACCCACCACTTGCAGCACCGGTCGCCGCGCCGGGTTGTGGTTGATCCATTTCACCACTTTCCCCCTGTGAGACGGTTTCTATCTCAAGCTTCATCTTTCCCTCAAGGAATTGCTGCTTAAGTATTAGCTTTATTTCATCATCACTGAATCCAAAGATGTTCTGCATACCCCAAACATATGATGTTGGGGAAAGGGTTGATTCGTCCCAAAGGGAACTAAACACACTTGCTTTCTGTTCATAGAGTTCGAACTTTTCAATTTCGGTTTGTGTGCTTGGGTTCGTGAGAGACAATTCAAACTCTGTCAAGTGTCCCTTTTCGCGGAACCCCAATGTCCAAAGGTGGGTTACTGCTATGTTGGTCAATGTTGCTATGACTGCTTGTTGCACTCTGTTAATTGTTCTGGCGAAACGAAAATCCTCACTCGACAATGTAGCCTTGGCATTTATCTGTTCATCAAAAGTTAGATATGCCTTGGGAACCTTTAATGCTGCGAACATCTTGTTTTGCAAGTATTCAATATCGGCAATCTCATCAAGATTGGATGCTCCGGGGAGTGTATCGATTTCACTATTCTTATCTCCGCGCCGGGGGATGAAAAAATCTTCATCAACTGCCATCGTGTTGTATTTGTGATCTATATTTCCCGTCTGTTGATGAACCGCTTGTGTTCTCTTTATTTGGTTTTTGATTGACTTGATGTATTCCCCAACATCCCCCGGATCTATATTGCCAACGTCTATGTAAAACACTCTACGTTCGGGTGCGCGGGTGATACGATAAATAAGCATTGAATCTTCTGCTAGAGTTAGTTGCTTCCATATCAATCTTGCTGACTCTATTGCTGCCGTTCCATATGGGTATTTGTCCATATTGTTTAATAGACGAAAGTGAGCAACCTGCCAACTGTCAAACTCAAGATTCTGTGCGTCCCAAAGAAACTTGACGGAATTAACCATTCCATCATAAGCTTCCTCGCGCCTCATTTCATTTATTGGCAAAGGCAAATGACCAACAACACCCCTTCCGGGTTGGACATCCAAGAGCAAAAAGTGATTTCCATACTTACACATATTTCGGGTCCAATGCCATAGATTGTGGTCAATATCCAGAACATCATTGAACAGGTTTTCGAGAATCAACTTTATTCTCTCATTGTCTGTTTTTATGTCGAGAACAATACCATCTTCATTCTTTGTCAGAGATTCGTCTGCATAAATGTCAAGTGCCGAATGAATCTCAGGAGTATAATCCATGATGAGATAATCTTCATATGTCTTTAGTCTATCGACCTCAAGTGTTGTTGCTCTTAGATAATGGTCGTATGTTGCCTTTTCAAACTGCGTCTTTAGATACTCTTTTTGTCTGCTTGTTGTTGGCGCATCATATTTCTCTGGATCGACTATATACTTCTGTCCAAACCCTCGCTTGAAAAGTAGTGTTAATTTTGGGAACAGTCCAACATCCGGAGACTTTATATTGGTATTTGTAGTTGAAAAAACATCGTCCCGTGTCCGGACACTGTTTGAACCAACCTTTTTGTACTTCATAAACTCTGACATCTATCTTTACCTATCCTTTTCGTTTTCCAACCAGCCAAGATAAATCTTCCTTTATTCCTGTAGTTCCCACGGACATTTCCCATGGACTATTTCGTCTTCGTTCATTCATAAATACATTGCTAAGTTCTTTGACCTCATCCTTTGCTAAAGTTGTTTGACTTCCATAGTTTGTAAGGGACGCTATGATACTTTCTCTTGTTGCAACCATGTCATTCAATGTTGTGTCTATAATAAGTAATCCAATCGCCGCTGCCATAGATAGGTCATCATTATACCCCGCCATAGCCTCTGGCTTTCCATTATTCCATATGAGTGTTCTTAACTCAGACACAAGTCTTGTTGAATGTATGACGAACTTCCCCGTTCTTACCCCTTCCTCCAACTGCGTTATGGCGAGTGGGCGAGTGGAAGTTGTTGTTTGGAACCCCGGAACCATTGTCTCTTTATTCATCATAGCTTTTTCAAGCTTCCGTCTATCTCTGGCGTTAAACTGCCCTCGCATTGAATAGAATATGTTGGGATACTCAAGTTCCTGTACCTTCAGACAAGTTGCATATCCGATAGAGTTTGCTTCTATTGCTAATAATGCCTTGTTATACTTGATTCCCAATTCATAAAGGAACTTTGCATACATATCGGGAGGAAGTTTCCCCCGGTACTCTGCTACTTGTTCCAAGTTAGAAAGCTTGATGACATGACAGGCTGAATAATCAGAACCATCACCCCTTGCTACATCTGCCGATATTAAATATTTGTCCGTTTCGTTGGGTTCTTCCCACGTCCAAAGATTGTTGTCAAACCCACCCACAGATTCGGGCGCACATACGTTCAACTCTGTCTTTTTTATGTATTCCTCAAGAATAACATTGTCGCCAGATCCAAGAAAGTCCATATCCATTTCTTGTGCTATTAGACGGGGATCCCCAAGCTGCCGACATTGCTCAATGTACCAAGGTGATTCTGGCTTAAGGGAAGATTCTCCACACACATTACAAACTGGACTATAGACGGACGATTCATTCTGTGTGTGGTTACACCCCATACACTTCCATATAACATCCTTCCCATACTTGGGGTGTTGTGTCCAGTGTATCCTCAGGGGATTAAAATCCGACTCTCCACTTTCTGCTGCCACCCATTGTTTGTGATAAAAGTTCCCAACACCCTTTGGTGTGGATATAATTACCGCATTACCACCGAGGGATAGTGTTGGATATGCTGCTGCCCAAAGGTCGTTGACCTTCCCCGTTTCAATTGCCGCTGCCTCATCAATGACCAACAAAGATAAAGATTCGGAACGGGCAGCGTTGGATGTTGTCGCTTCTGCTTCAACTCTTGAACCATTTGATAGAGTTATACTACCCTGATTGTCGATGGTAATTTTGGGAACCATCCAGTTCGGAGAGTTGCGTATTATCAATTTCACTTTCCGGATAAATCCCTGTGCGTTCTTTTTCTTGTCAGCAACAACCACAACCTCTTTGGCAGAGTGGAATGTGATAAGCCAAGCAATGTATCCTGCGGTGATAGTGGAAAGTCCCGTCTGTCTCGACTTAAGAGTAATGTTGAATCTCTTTTGTTGGAACGATCTGATACAAACCTTCTGGTACTCATATAGTCTGAATGGTATGATCCCATTAACCGGGTCGCGAACCTTTCCATAGTTTTCCAAAAAATAAATGGGGTCTTTTGTACACGACACCATTTCCTTCATCATTTGCATTTTTGATAATCTTGCCATAAAATAAAACTCCCGCGATATAATTAAATATCGCGGGGGTTTGTGTTTATGTTGTTTGAGTATTAGCTACTAAAAAATACTTTCCGTGGAAAAGAACTTGTAAAGGTTCTCATCTAGCGAACGGGCACGGTTATACTTCCCCTTTTCACGAACCAAGTGGTGTTCAATCACACTATGGAAGGCGTTGTAAAGGGACCAAACAGTCATCGGTCCATTTTCGAGTTCGCGGGAAATCTCGCACTCCACAAGAGGCTTATATTTAGCCGGAAAATTAACCTTAGGGTTATTGATGACATAATCAACAAGCTTATTTAGATCCACAGATGTCCGCGCACCTAAATCCTTGTTTGCCCACTTGTTGAAGTTGGTGAACTGATCTCCATCAACAACACCAATGATTCCTTCAACCATTTCAGTGTAGTCCTTATTCTTGCTGTGGACGGATGTAAGATTTTTGATGATCTGAGGAACCCGCATACCATTGGTGCAAACCAAACGAAAGATACTTGCCTCAAGATGATATCGGAGGGTTCCGTCCAAAGAGTTTACAACAGTGATGCCAGGCCAATACTTATCTCCACTATTTCCAACGGAGGCTTCCTTGTGGGGGAAATAAATACTTGCAAACATCTTTGCCCCATTGTTTGCCAACAAAATACGCTTGAATGTCCTTTGACCCTTTTCCTTAAGACGATCAATAATGGGATCGAGGGCGTCACTGTGAGATAGAACCTTATAGTTAGAACCAACTGTTCCAACAACCTCATTAGTATCTCCACGAACAATGGCGCGTCGGTTGGGAACTTCAACACCACCCTCTGTGAGTATCTTACTCTCCATCACCGGGAACTGATACTTCTCCGTAAATTCCTTGACCTCTCCATACCCAATGTTTGAAAAATCACTACTCATTTTAGAACCTTCTTTCTTTACTTAGACCTCATCATCAAGGTCATCTTTTCTTGCGTGCTTGAACCTACAACGGGTTCCATTTTTGAATAACCCTCTACCAAGTCTTATGTCATCCAGTATAGATAAGCATTCCTTGGCGTGCTTACTGTTGTGATAAAACCAATTGTCCTTTGCTGTCTTTTTTTCGTCATCTTCACTTCGTTTCATCAAAGCAATCTTTTTGTCTGGATTGTAATAGCACCCAATACATTCGCTTGGAGACTTACACCAAAAGAAGGCCTTGTGTGGACAATCGTCTGGAAACTGTGGTTTGATTCTCCTTTTGTTTGATTTGATTTTGGTTGGATGGGGAATGGATAAGTTCATTTCCTTCTTGCAAGTCCTGCATGTATATTCTTCGTTAAAGTGCTTATCCGTAAACTTTGGAACCTTTTTCCATTCCCCACATCTTGGACATTGTATTTCGCCTGAAGTTAGATTTTTGGAACGCCTTTCCCACACCCTCCCCTTTGAGCGAATGATGTTCTTCATATCAATCTCCAATCAAATCATTCCACCGTCCCAACCAACTCTTGTGTTTGTGGGCACTCTCAAAGGTGAACACCCTTCCACCCCTCCCACGAAGTCTTGTATATCCATGTTGTGCTGTATTTGGTGAAAACTTTTGACCAATCTTCTTGGTGCTGCCATCCCTAAACAATAGAGAGATTTCTGTGGAACCCTCATCCTTCCACAACGCTGCATCTTGGTTATACTTTCCGACCCAATTCTTTACCATTCCCTTGAGCTTGCCATTATCGTTTTCCTTGCCGATGATCATCACAGAATCTTCCTTCATTTCCTCCCCCGTGTTTGGATCTTGCCAAGCTCCATCAAGGAAAACATAACCATATCCCGCACCTCGCGCCTCTGAGGCGATGCTTTTGTTGTCGGCAATACTTTTCTTCACGGGCTTTTCTTCGGGGTCGCGAAAGGCCGTGACGATTGCGATTGGGATATTCTTATTTTTGAAGTGGGAGTAAACCCGCGACAAACTTACCTCCACAATACCAGCAATATCCCACATCCTCTTTAATTCATCCACGGTTATACCTCCATCATTAATATTATATCAAAATACTATTTACAAGTAAAGAAAAACTACTCATAATTTTCGTATTCAATTTTTTCCGAAAAAACCCGGCGTCCAGAACCAGATAGATAAAACCTTTGTCCCGTGGAAGTTCTCAAAACTTTGTTGAACATATCAAACACTTCAATATCCCTGATATTGACAACCTCTCCATTTGAAAGCTTGGGATATTTATCTGCCTGTCCAATCATCTTACCCTGAATATATTCAGGCATCGCAAAATAATCATCATACTTGACTTCCCAATTTATAAGAACTGGATAGTTGTTGTCCATAAAGTCTTTGTTTTTCATAAAATCATTCATGATTACCCCCACTGTCCTTATAAATATTCAACCTCTACCAAATAACAATCCTGTGGTTATTTTTTGTGGATCGCTTTTTGTCAATGGCAAAGTGTCCAATCTTTGTATCATAACGAGTCCCGACACACTCGGCATCATTGATTGGAGTAACCACCCTCGCACCCGTGGGATCGGTTGTAATACGACAAACTTCAATGTTTCCATGTTCTGCCACAAGTTCACTGATCATAGCAATTAGTTCGACAGCCTTCATCATTAGCTAAACCCCCATACGCATGTGGTGATAGTTATTGAGAATGAGTTTCATTCTCAACCTTTCGAATCAATTCTCATTGTAATCTTCCCCTTAGATCTCTACTTCACCAACATTGTGAAGAACATCGATGATCTCCGCAGGATATTCCTTCGGCTTGACGCCTTCCTCAAGAATGATGTAATTTCCCTTGGAGTCGCGGGAGATTTCCTTGTTTCCCCACCGATTAGGCTCGTTCTCATACTGATACGTAGTGAACTTGCGAGGCTTGACAACCTTATCCGGAGACAGAGAGGGCACTACATAAGTACCACGGTGAAACTTGGCGCGGACAAGATTGACTCCACAAATCTTAGCAGCCTCAATCAAAATATCCACGGTACAGGAACCGGCATAGAAGGTAAACCCCTTCTCCCAAACCTCATCCTCGCTGGTGTAAGTAACCTCGTTCACCTGAGACTCAGGGAAGGTGCGGTTAACAGCATCGGAGTTGGATGACCATGGACCGATAAGCTCACGCTCAGTCCCGTCCTTCATCTTGAGGGTGAACTTGCGACCACCGAACCCATCACCGGGACTCTTGTAGAAGAAAAAACTCACCATGCCATTAGGAAGGATCGACAGGTAGATACCATTTCTTTCCTCATAACGATGCTCGCTATGATCCGCCCAGTCGTCGTCCACCAGAATCTTGAAGCCCGGGGTGTTGTCGAACCCCTCCATCCATTCGACCTTAGCATCACGCAGACTCATTTTCTTCCTCAACCTTTCGAATCATCCGGTTCAAGTACCAAACCGCTTTGTTTAGATCCTTGACCGGAGTACCCTTGTCCCTGAATCGAAGTAGGTACTTCAAGACATTGGACATGTTATATGCGACCTTTGGATTTTTCTCAATCTCAATGATCATTTCGATGATATCGATTGCTTCCATGAGACGATTGTTGTAATGCGGGGGATGATTCACATCCTCTGGAATCAGATCCAGCTTTTCTCCGTCCCACTGGAAAATTCTTCCACAACCAAGACACTTGAAGTTTCGATTGTCCTTGCCATCTTTCTCATGGATTCTATCGTTCCCGCAAAACGGACACGTTGGAAATTCTTTTTCTCCCATAATCAACTCCCCAGCCAAAACTCGTAAATCGGCAGACCATTCTCATGGTAAACCTGCTCATACGTATTCGTATCGGAATTCCTCCACCGGCGAGGACCGATACCCTCAAGGAAAATGTGGTGATAGTCGCAGGTACAACGCATCTGCTCATCGGCAAGCTTCCAAAGCTTCATCCAACTCGGACGCTTCACCTTGACCTCAAAGTCGCAAGACGCTTCGCCACCCAAAAATTTATCACCACTGGCAACAATCATGAACTCATCGGGAAGGGGATATCCATTGATATCCTTCACCGCAACATCATTAAGCTCAGGAACAAACCATTCGGGACAATTATCCTTATCCGGATGTTCTCTGATCGAAAGAACCATCTGGAGTCCATAAGCCTCCCGTAGCTCATTCTCCCAATCCATACACTGTTTATAATTCTCAAAAATCGGCATTAGTTATCTCCAAACTCTTTCATAACAAGAGCCAGCTTGAGGGTAGGAACCGAATCAAGGTATCGCCATTCAAGATGCTTCGATTTTCCTACTGGTATAGTGTTCTGGATGATTTACTGGATCGTTGTTATTCTTATTCATGACTACTCCCAAAATTTTCGCTCAAGAAAGTTGACAAATCCGGCAGACACTATGGTTGCAAAGATTCCACACACCCAAGTAAACATTTTTTCTACTCCCACTTTGGCGTTTCTCTCTAAACTCCCGAAATCGCATGAAACTCAAGACGCCAATCCTCACCGGAAAGACCCTCTCGCTTGTCGTCCTTATTGAACTGGTCCCGAGCCATTTTAGCATCTTCGATTTTTGCGTAAACGAAAATTCGATAATCGTTGCTTTCAGGACCGCGATTCCGAAGAACATAGACTCCGTTAATCATTACGACCGCTCCCCGTTCATCACCTGATCCAGCGTAGTGTTAGAATCCCACCACGCATCGCGCTCAATACCAAGACCGAATAGACCCTTGAAGTTCCGAAGTTCCTCAAGACTGACATAACCAAGCTCAGGAAAGCCAAGGTCGCACCAGCCAAAAGCCATTTCAGTATCGGGATCGTACTCAGTGATATACCAAGTTCCGATACCCGTAGGGTTGAAAAGCTTCAACGGAACCTTGATATCCTCAGGATTGACATTCTCGTTAGCGTAAAGCTTCGGCAGCTTGCGAGAGATTTCTTTTGTAATCAGCATCATTTTTTTACTCCACTAACTCCATCGGATCCACATAGGAATCACAACCCATTCGCTTATTGTTCTCAACTTGCTTGTCGGCAGCATCGGAGTTCTTGAACACCCCATCGACGCACCATTGAGCATCGTCAAAATACCAGACCACATAAACAACCATCTTAGTCATCACGCAACCTCATTCTGGAACCGAATCAGTTCCTTGATTCCAGTGATCTTTCCCCGCACCGCGGCCGCGTGGCTGGTCATGCCATAGATGCCACAGAACCGAACGATCTTGGTTGCGGGGTAATACGAACCAATATAACCATGCTCGCGGGTGAAAAATCGGATCCGGTAACCGTGTCGATCCTGATCGACACTATAAACTTGACCGTCAACCTTGACATCGATTCCACGCATTTTACGCATCCTTCCGAACAGCCTCAGGGATCAGATGGGTTGTGTCCTTTTTGACTACCCTAGAATTATACCAGAGAACCACGGAAAAAGTAAACAGAAACCCCAAGAAAAATTGAATTTTAACCCCTTGAAACACAACAACCTAGGAACTTTCTGTTAAGTCATTATATTTCAAGGGGTTGCCCATACATCATCTTGTTCCAAGATTCAATCGGGTGGTGGCAAAGAGCAATGTTCGGCTCATCACACACCCACCATGCCATATCCGCAGTATTTCTTTAGTTTGTCGTAGTTCTTGATGATGTATAGAACATCATCCCTGTCCATATCAACATCGGCAAGTTGCCAAGCCAACTCTACAACCACATCTAAGTTCCACATGTTGGTTAGACTACTTTTCTGGACAGCAAGATATCCGTCCCAATGGTTGATGTTAAATTTGCTATGGGGAGTCCAAGATTCGTTGTTGGTGTCGGTCGGGCCGACCTTCAACGCATCGATGATGTCTTTGTTGATCATTGTCTTTGACCTTTCTTTTTTTGGGGATTGAATACCCCGTGTTTGGTTTAAGTGATTTCCGACTACAGAGGAATTATACCAGAACCACGGAAAAAGTAAACAGAAAATCCAAGAAAAATGGCATTTTAGCCCATTATCGCTTGATCATGGTCATTTCAGCCATGGTCTGCCAGTGGAACGGGTTGGTACGAACGAAGTTAGCAAGCTGGATGATAGTCCGGATCGAAAGACTCCGCATACGATCAGCGTTGGCACCCATCCAGTTGATGATGTCATCGGTGTGGTTTTCAGCCAACCCAAGGTCCGAAAGAATGTTGGTGTTCTTGATGACCTGCTTGATGCGAATCATAATTTCCCGCGTGCTATGGATACCAAGGTCAAGATACACGCAACGGTTAATCAGAGCCGCAAGGTGGGGAGCCAGCTTGGTCCCGCGCTCAATCTGCTGGTCAAAGTTCATGTTGGAGATGAAAATAACCGTACCCTCAAACTCAAAGCTATTCGGGATATCATTCTCACGCAGATACTTGCTGGCACTCATCCAAGAAATGGTGCGAGTCTGACCAGTGTCCAGAGCACCCTTGAGAAGATTGAGGGCCTCTTGATCGGCAAAAATGCTATCAAGGTCGTCAAGAACCAGAACATCCCCAACATTGCGATGGTCATAAAGGGTGAGATACAGACCGATGGCAGTAGCCGAACCAGTCAGTTGTGAAAAGTTCAGACCACGCTTGGCGGCCGCTTCGCGGAGCTTGGCGTCAACGGTAAAAGTCTTTCCAATGCCCGGCGCACCCGAAAGAACTACGGACTTGATGGACCGATGAATCACACCATCGATAATCATCTCCATAACATCAAACCGCTGCTCAATGTCGCGAGAAAGTTCATCATCGGACTTTTTGGGAACATTGGACTCGCCAACAATATCAAAATCCGAAGCGTTGATATGGAGGCGCGTCTTTTTGCCGTTGCGCAGAACCCAAATACAACCGTCTCGCTTGTCAGAGACGCCGGCCTTAAACGGAGCGGCAAGCTCAAACACACCAGAAATGTCGGTCTTGTAATGAAGGGCACTCTTGATGTTCACTTGAGCGGTAGTCATTTTTTCGTATCTCCTACTTCAGCTTTTTGTCTCTCTCAACCTTGAGACACAATTATACCTGAACAGAAAATAAAAGTAAACAAAAAACCAGAAACTTTGAAAAGTTTTTAGTCGAAATATTCATCATCATCATTTTGATACTGAATATCAAAATCCCTATACTTCTGGTTCCTGTTATACCGCTTTTTGGGGGCAAGAGGGTCTTTCTTGATATTGTCCTTTTTCTTCCCGAACGACTTGCGCTTGGTGGGCTTCTTTTCTTCCTGCTGTTCATTCCCGTAAAAAAACATTAGCTTTGGTTCCCTTTCTTAGAACGCTTTCTTGTGCTTGACCTTGCGAGTATACTTCTTTTTGGATTGCTCCACTTTGGGCTTAAACATATCTTGGCCGCCATTTTTCTTTAGCGCATTTCTATGCGCCGTTCTGTTCATTCTTTGGATATCTTCTTTCGAGATCTTCATTTTACCCAACTTTCAACCCAAGCGACTTTGCCTTGATGTAGAGTCGAGTTTCAGCAATCAGGGTTTTTCCACTAGTAGGAATTTCCTCCCACGCAATCCGCTTGTTGTTAGGACCAAACAGAACCAGATAATTGCGGTCGCGCTGAATAACTGCCTTGTTATTCATTAGTTTCCCTCCACCAGCACAAGCCAACCAAAGGTGTCGCACATCAAAGCTTCACCATTGTCCATGACCACGATATCACCAACACTCATGCTGGTATGAGAACGATGCCCAACCGCCAACACATTAGCAGAAATCCACGGGGTCATGAACTCAGGCTGAAACGCCTCAAAAAGATCCTCAAGGTTGCTAATGTCATCGCCAGAATAGACCAGATCGTAGTCCGATTCAAGGTCCGCGATGGTGGGAAGATCCGTATCCACCTTTTCACAGAAGTTAGAGCCGAAAGACCAATCAGTGCGCTTTTCGTCGCGAGTCTGGACGCCAGTGGTGGGATCTTCGTGAACCGTGGACTTGAGGTAGTAGACCTTCATTTGACTTTCCTTGGTTTGTGCCTTTCTCAACCCAACAAGACAATTATATCATGAGCGGATGGAAAAAGTAAACAGAAATCCAGAAAATAATTGAAATGTTTTGAGGATCGTAAATCATTGTAAATACTCAACTTATCGTTTGGGGTATGGAAATGTCTTGTTTCTGCCCTCAAATTCCCGCCTCAATCGCTTGGTTTCCCCTTTATCTCTACCCAAAACATAAGCATATTTTCCCTTATTTGGAAACTCATGATATTTTGCTTCGGCTTGAACCTTCTTTGAATGTTCCCGCAACAATCTCTCAATATAATCGGGAACATTTTCCCACAACATGGTTGTGCTTGATGTCCAATTTTTCTGCCACTCTATACCCAAGTCTTTTGCGTATTTTCTATATGCCGAACGCTGGCGAAAAAATCTATCGGACACCAACTTGCCACTATATGGATTGATGTATCTCCTAGCCGTTCCAGAATTTTGACCAAGGTAATAGAAATTACACGCTTGGTAAATCGTTCCAATCTCATTAGCTGTTGGATCCGAGTATGCCGTAAAGAGTCTATAGTCGGTATTTTCAACCATCCACTTGATTGACCACATAAGAAGATTGGATGCGAGATTTTTTGGTGACCAAGAAATACAAGCTCCGCGACTAATGAGCCTTTCCAAATTTGGTGTATCGTCTCCAAGCAACTTTGAAAAGCTATTCGGGAGATTCATAAGAATAACCCCAGCGAGTTGACCCTTATGATATGTCGCGAACCAATGAGTTGTGTATTGAGATAGATTTCCCAACCACTCATGTTTTTCGATGAATTTCTTCAATAAATCGCGTTCTTCTTTCGACTCCACCACCCTATGCTCGAAATCATTTACGTTCAATGTAGAACAATATTCCTTGGAAAATCCAGCGTTTTTCAAGTCTTCCTCAAGGTTCCTAACCCTTATGTCATACTGCCAACAATGATCGCTCTTGTAGTCATTCATCCGCTTCAGAATGTCGGTCATTTATCGCCCCCCACAAAAAACCTATCCGATGGCTCAGACCAATCGCTTTGTCTATTGAACCTATCAATAGCAGCAACGCGAACTATCAAAATCTCGCCAACGGAATACTTGAATGTCATCTTTGTATCACTCTCAAAGGTTCCTCTTAGTTCTGTCCAAGTATCCCCATCAAACACTTCGACAATGTAAGAAGTGGGAGACTCCCCCGAATCCGGGGGAGTCCATTCCACTACCAATCTCTTGGTGGCATTATCGCATCCACCAAGTATCAGAACCAAAACAACTGCTAAAGCTATTAGCTTACGCATATATTATTCTTCCGAAATGACAGGCTTTCCGGGTGCCGTTGGAATACCAAGGTCGGGCATATACTCATCCGATGGGGCAGACCATGGTCCTTGGCGACCCATACCATCAACACCAGCGACACGAACAACGTAGATGTTCATGTATGTCAATTCAAGTGTTGTAGTTGTTGTTTGAATGTTGTCTTGCTCCGTCACAAAAGCACCGCCGTTTGTTGAAACCTGTAAGATATAATGATCCACTGGCGAACCGTCGGTTGGTGCTGTCCAAGATGCTCTAACTGTTGCTGTAGTCTGCGCGAACGCAACGCTTGTCAAGGTTAATAGCATTATTGCCGCGAACAAAATCTTTCTCATTTTTTGTTTCTCCTTTTAAAATTCTTGGTTTGGATAATCCTTGCTAATCTCTTGTAGCAGGAAATATAATTCTATTGTAGCATCGCTTACAAACTGACTTTGGTTGTCGGTTTCTTTTTGGTGTATCTCTATTTCATCATCTACAATCGCTTCGCTCACTTTTTGATCCACCCTCAACTCAAAGGCAGCGCGAAGTTTTTTAAGTTCACCGAATATCTTTGCGTCCGAAGATTCATCGCTAAGATTCATCGCTCTATAGTAAAGTCTTGACGCTTTAATGAAGGTCGAAACCATAAAGCGTATAACTTCACCCTTGTCGCGATTGTCTAATCGATCAACCAACGGTCGCAAATCTGTATCGTAAAACTTATTTAGTTCGTACTTGCCCATGATGACTCCATTCTACACTATGACGCCAAAGATGTAAAGGGGATTTTATTATAAGGGGGTTTGCTGTCCTTAGCAAACCCCCAACTTATTTTGAAGGCGATATTGCTAATAAGAAAGGCAATATTTCTCGTTTAGCGTTTCAAGCCTCCACTAATAAATATCACTCTCCAATTTGTTCATCGCCATATTTTTCTGTCCATTCACTTTGGATTTGAGCCAATTCTTCAAGATCTTCGTTTAGTCCATCCAAGCAAGCCTTGTGAGAAAGTCTCCAAACCCTCAAGTCGCCATAAACATCTTCGTGTCTAATGACTTCCTCTCCCTCTTGAACTTCTTTCAAACAAAGACTACACACACTCATCACACACCGCCAGCAGGCTCATCGTCAGCTTCGTTGAAAAACTTCACGATGTCCTCAATAGCCACTCCAACCGAAACAGCCTTTGTTATGATATCGTTCAATTCATCCTCCGATAGAATTCCATCCTCAAGGGATTGTGCTGCCACGTAAAATAGCACAGATAACGAATCAAATGCTTCTGAAACTTCGTAGAACAACTTTGACTTTTCTCCAACATACTCTGCGGGGTCAAAGTCGAACAATGAAGCCACCAATGGATAGACCAACCTTTGCACCGTCTCAAATGTTTCTGCATCAAATTTCATAATACACACTCCTTATTCGTCGCTGCCGAACAACTGGTTGAGCCATGCTTGCCCACCGATTTTATTGTATAGATAAACAACCAAGTCTATAGACCACTCAAATAAAGCCTGTTCTACAAACTCTGGACACCAAGGTATGTCGATAAGATCGTTCAATACCTCTGCGACAACCTTACGCTTATCTTCCCCCGCCATGCCATCATATGTGTCGGCAAATATTTCAACTCGTTTTACCGATTCACTAATTAAAGCATATGCTTCGTGAATTGCTAGGGGGTCGAACTTTCCAATCCTACCCAACTTTATTTTACTAACATCGTCCCCAAGGGACTCTATTAGTTCTAATGCTAATCTCTTAATTTCCTCATTAGACAAAACGGAACCTCCATTCCTACGTTGACCAAAATGTTTTCTTGACATAGAGTTGATAGAACAGTCTTATGAGTTGCTTCTGTATCATATCCTTTACAACAGCCAAGTCTTTACTTGTGAGTTCTTCCTTTAGGAGAACTCTTTCTACATCGTCATACTCTGATATTTTTTTGTTCTTCATTTTCATCTTTCTCTCCATGGTTCAACCCGTCCCGTATGCCCTTTACCAATTGACCAACGGAGTTGATTATAAAATCCTCCACTCTCTCCCAAGTTTTAGATCCAACTTTAGATGTGCCGAAGGCATTCAACCATTCTCCAAACGAGAATCCATAACCATAGACCTTTGCGTTGGGGAGTAGCTTCGCGATGATAGTCAGCACCAATGTTGCACTTGCACCAATCGTTATGACATCCTTTAGAATATCCATAGATTCCCCTTTCTTGTATAAGTAAATAGTGCGTCCTATTTATTTGATCTTCCGGGTGGATCGTCCAACACATCTATTGCATCCCCGTATGGAAAAAACTCAACCTCAGTTTGTGTTTCCTCATCCCACACCAAATAACTGTAGTTCTTTATTGCCTGATATGCCAACGCTCTATTTGCATTTCTCAAATCAAAGTTGAACCTATCTGTATGTATTGGTGCTGCGCCAGAGTCCCTTGATGCTTGATCTATATAGCCAGAAAGCCACACCGAAGTCTCTGCATCAAAGTTCTCACTTATTCTTGTTATTCTCCAATATGTAGCACCAACATTATATTGTGTTTGGATATTTTTTTCCAATCCCATTTCATCCCGTCCTTATGTTATGTTTATAATTCTCGCTTGTTCTGTGTATTTTGTGGATGGTTCTGGCGTTCCAGCCCCATACTCAAATGCCCCTATGTCCCAAGTACCACTTCTTACCGCTCCCGTTATGTCCGTTGTTATCCCCGAAGAACTCAAGTCCGTTCCAACATCAATGACCGGGGAGGATGATACTAAACTGAAATCAAAGTTTGATGGGTCCGTGAAAACATCCGTTAATGAATAGCTAGACAAATCATAATATGGATATGCGGAATATGGTAAATAACCTGTTCCACCTATATCGTCAGCTTGAACATTATTGTTTGCGTGATACCTTAAATTTGTTTCTCCACCGCTCCCCCATCTAACAGATTGAAGAACGTCAGTAAGTCCCCAAGCTAATGTATTTATACAAAGAATATTTGATCCAAGTGAAGTGTTGCTATATATCGTATCGCTACTTCCACCATATAAGGTGCAATTGAAAATTCTAATAATGATTGATGCTGCATCGGTGTCGCCAACATATAATGTTCTATAACCGCCAATCAATACACAATTATGAATGTCCACACTTCCAGCGGCAGAACTTGCGGACGGCGATACTGTAAACGCCGATTGTCCATATCCAATACTGGAAGTTCTCGCTTTGAATATACATCCATCAAGAAACCATAGTATGTTTGTTAGAACATCGTTTGATCGTCCAAACGCATATGTAAAGCCGCCGGTAGATGTTTGCTCTACTTGTAGGTTATAAACATACGCATAGTTGTCGTTTAGTGTCAATGAAGATCCACCATTTACCGACAACCTATACATTGATGTGTTCCAAATGCCGTTATGTTGGTCCGTTCCGGATATGACAACATAATTTGTTGCGTCTGTTGTGTATGTCCAAGTACTTGATGCAAGGTCATTCAATGCCACCGCCGACGTGTCCGCACTACCAGCAGAAGATCTACAGTAATAAACGTGTCGTTCATCTGTTCCCGTTGATGTTATATCCGTTGCCTCTGTTTGTACGGCAGTTGCTAAACTCGTATATGCGTCTGTCCAACTGGTTCCATTTGCAGAACCACTTGCGTCTGGATCGACATATATGTATTTGGTAATAATAGCCATTAGCTATGCTCCGCTATACTTGATTGTGATATGGAACTCATCAACAGCAGTTCCACCGGTTGCCGTTGTTTCCAACCAAACAATAGTTCCAATGGTTGATAATGTTGTATCCCCACTGAAATAATCTATCGTTGTGTATCCTGTAGATTGACCGCTGAATACTTCGGTTCCAGATGTTCTGGACGTTCCCGTCATAACGCGCCAATCAACAGTTGGCGTTGTCCCAACCATTATCGTCATAGCACTCTCAATGTATATTTCGTTTGTCACGATGAACAATGTAGAATCTTCGTCCGCTCTTGTTTCCCGGAAAGTTGCAGACTTTGAATCCCACACAAAATATTCATCGTGAGTATGTGCTGTGTTGGCAACCATACTGGAATCTATACCTTGATAGGTTGTCGCGGCGATAGTCGCGGCAGATAGAACATCGTGAGTTATTCCTGTGATCTGTGTTTCAACATCATTCAAGCTAAGGTGTATGTTTGTGTTTGAAATGTGCGTGTCTATTTGCGCGTGTGTATTTGTTCCAACGTTCTGTATGTTGTCGTGGACAATGCTCGCTTCTGTGAAGTGTGTCGTTGGATCTCCGGTGTGAGACTCAAAATAGGTTCTCTCTGCATAATCGCCAAGATCGGTTATATCCGACTCCGTATGAGTATGTCCAGTGTTTGTTATAACACTGAAATCGTGAGTATGTGATGTATTAGCAACCATACTGAAATCTATACCTTGGTATGTTGTTGCAGTTATGGTTGTCGCAATTATAGATCCCGCTGAAAACTCATCGTGAGTTGTTCCCGTAATCTGCGTCTCAACATCGTCCAAACTTAAGTGAATGGACGGATCCCCTGTGTGGGCAATATATTGTGTACCCGTAACGTAATCACCAAGATCGGTTATTTCTGATTCTGTGTGGGTGTGTCCAGTGTTGGTTATAACACTGAAATCATGGGTGTGTGCTGTGTTTGAAACATCGGAAAAGTCTACACCTAGAACTGTGCCACCAGTAATTGTCGTTGCACTGATAACAGTGTGGACGTTTCCTGTTAGCCAATCATCTGCCCTTGCTTCTGTCAAGTATTGCAAGTGATCGTCATCACCAAGTCCATCCAATGAACTGTGATCATGAGTGTGTGCTGTGTTTGAAACGCCACTGAAGTAAATCGGATTTGCGTCCCAATACTTGTTTGTATCATTCCAAACAAGGTATTTATTAGTTGTGTCTGGTGTCGTTCCATTTACGTCGGATATATTTTCCAATGTCATCGGCAGCACCGGCTTGAAATACACTTGACCGGATGTAGTTTCACCAACAGTAACAACACACATCCAAGCATTATGATTTGGAGCCATTGGTGGCGTATCTGTTAGCGATCCGTCCGCAGGAGTTGATGCGGACAGATAAAGACTTGTTCCTTCCGTCCAGTTTGTCGTATCCACATCATTGACAAACCCCTGCAAGCAAACAAACCCATAATTATTTGCTGCAATGTCTTCCGTTGCCATACCAACCTGCATGGTTGGTGTGGACGCAGATGCAGTCGCGGGGGCAATGGTTGGGTGGTTGGCATGAGAACCGGTATTCATAACCACCGTTCCGTTGGTGATGGTAGAATCAGTATTGTTTCTCACCCGAACAAGAAACTCTTGCCCAATCTGTTGAATCACATTTCCGCCGGGCATTCCAACTTCAAGGCAACTTTGAGTTGAATTCCACCGTAGTTCGCCTTCCTCCACGACATAATCATAATCAACGTCAAACTTTACCACGCCAGCATTGATTGTTTCTGCGGTCATCGTTGTTGCTGATATTACATCGTGATTATTTCCTGTTAGCCAAATTTCCGCTCTTGTGTCGTTGTGGTATTGGGTGTGGTCATCGTCTTCACGTCCAGACAATAACCCATGGTCTGTTACACCAACGGAGGAAGTTATGGCAGACCAAGTATCGGTTGCTAACACATATGTTAAGACTTGTCCATCTAAAGCGGTAGATGTGTCAACGTCTGTCAATCCCGACAGTTCTGTTATACTTTCCGAACCTGTTGATGCTGTGACAACCCACTTCCCGAGAAATGCGTCATAGGTGAGGAAATATCCATCCGAAACCCCCGCCACATCAACGTCTGTCATAGCCGAAAAATAAGACGCACCACCAACAAGGTTTCCACCTGCCGTTGATCCGTCTCCAATATACAACAAGTGGGTGTCCGTTGTGTAAAGTGGTTCACCCTCAAGCGGTGTTATCGTTGTTCTCTCTGACTCAAGGCCCCTGCGTATTTTGAATGCCATTAAACAAACACCCCACAATCTATTTCACAAGTTGGATCTGTAAATGTTCCACAATCAATATCCACAGACGGAAGTGTATTTCGAAATACTGCGTTGTATGCTTTCATTAGGATGTGTGCCATAACCTACTTCTTTCGCTTCATGCTTTCCTGTAGCTGCATCATACACAATCTAGCATATGGTGTAGATGTATCTTTGAATACACTTTTGCCCCACC